CCGGGGGCACGACCCTACGGTTTACCGGGTACGCCAGCGTGACCGAGACGCCGTACGAAATGACTGACTGGCTGGGTGACTATTCCGAGGTTATCCGGCGCGGCTCGTTTTCCAAGACTCTCGCTGAGGGTGCGGATGTCCCGTTCAAGCTCAACCACGATGGTATGACGCTGGCGCGGACCAAGAGCGGCACTATGCGGCTGGCCGAGGATTCCACGGGGCTGCACGTCGAGGCTGACCTAGACCCGCGCAACGGGCAGGTTGCCGACATTCGCAGCGCGATGGACCGGGGTGACCTCGATGAGATGTCGTTTGCGTTCCGCGTGACCCGTCAGGAGTGGTCGCCGGACTGGACGCAGCGAGACATTACCGAGGTGAACCTCAACAAGGGGGATGTCTCGATCGTCAACTACGGCGCGAATCCCCACACGGCGGGGCTCACCTCGCTACGGTCCGCACTGACTGACGGGACACTCTCCCGTGGTCGACTTGAGGAAATGCTCCGCGCTGCTGGCTATGAGCTTGCGCCGGAGGTTGACGGCATGTATGCCGTTGATGATGCCAAGCGCAGCGAGGATCTTTCGCTGTATGAGGCGCGACTCCGCGCGCTCAATCTCTAACCTTCGCTAGTGGGTAAATTTACCCGCTGGCTGCCCGCCCGGTTTACGCCGGAGCCTACGCCGGATCCCTTGCTACACGGGACACCACCTAGGCCACCACCTAACGCAAGTGGTGGGCGATTCGCAAGAATCCACCCTAGGAAAGGTCCCTAATGGACAAGCGTTCCCTTATTGCTGATCTCGTTGCCAAGCGTTCTGCTGAGCGCACCAAGCTGGACGGCATTCTTGGTGAGGCTCGCGGCGCCGACAGCGGTATGACCGACGAGCAGCGTGCGGCCTTCGATGCTGGCGAGACTGAGATTCGCGCGCTCGATGAGCGTATTGCCGAGCTTGACGCGCAGGTCCGCGCCGATGAGGCGGCGAAGGAAATCGAAAAGCGTTACGCGCCGAAGGCTGGCGATGGTGTCCAGTCGGAGCCGGAGATCTACCGCTCTGGTCTCGGCGGTAACTCATACTTCCGCGACATGTGGAATTCGCGCCAGAACGGCGACACTGCCGCGATGGATCGTCTGGTCCGCAACAACCGGGGTCGCGCGGCCGAGCAGCGTGCACTGACCACGGTCAACGGCGCCGGTGGTGAGTTCGTTCCTCCGCTGTGGCTTGAGCGGGAGTTCGTGCGCCTCGCACGTCCGGGCCGCATTACCGCGAACCTGGTTCCGACCAGTGCGCTTCCGGCGGGTACCGACTCGATTAACGTCCCGAAGGTTTCGACCGGTACGGCCGTTGCGGTGCAGGCGACGCAGAACACTGGTGTCCAGAACACTGACCTGACTACCACGTCGATTTCGTCCACCGTGACGACCATTGCGGGTGGCCAGACCGTTTCGCTCCAGCTCATCGAGCAGTCGCCCCTGAACGTTGACGACGTCATCCTGTCGGACCTGGCTGGCGCCTATGCCCAGCAGTACAACACGCTGATTCTGTCTGGCTCCGGCACCGGCGGTAACCCCACTGGCATGCTGACCCTGTCGGGCACGAACGCGATCACGTACACGCAGGCTTCGCCGACCGTCGCGCTCCTGTACTCGCAGATTGCCAACGCGATTCAGACCGTTCACACTAACCGGTTCCTGCCTCCGGACACGATCATCATGCACCCTCGCCGGTGGGCGTACCTGCTGGCCGCATCGGACACCACGGGCCGTCCGCTGGTGACTCCGTCGGCGAACTCCCCGATGAACGCCGTTGGCAATCAGGGTGAGGTCGCGTCTCAGGGTTACGTTGGCACCATTCAGGGCCTGCCGGTCTACGTTGACTCGCTGATTCCGACCACGGTGGGTGGCACTCAGGATCAGATCATCGTGGCTCGCATGTCGGACCTGATGGCGTGGGAGGGCAACGTCAAGGCCGAAGCCTTCCCGCAGACGTACGCGAACCAGCTTTCCGTGTTCGTGCGCCTGTACAACTACATGTCTTTCCAGCCTGCCCGGTACCCCAAGTCGATTTCGGTTATCTCGGGTACGGGTCTCGTCGCGCCTGTCTTCTAAACCGCGACTCCGTGACGGTCGGGGGTGGGTCGTAAACCTACCTCCGGCCGTTGGCTGAAAGGAATTCATGAACCCCATCAATTACGCGCTTGGGCTGGCGGCAGAGCTTGACGGCTCCCGGCGTTCGGGCGACAAGGCGCGAGAAACCGGCGTGCGTGAACAGTTCGCTTGGGTTGCTCCGCAGCTTGACGCGGTCGACCCGGCGGAACTCAACAGCGAAGCGCGGGCGCTACTCGCCGAAGCCAAGACGGCGGCTGCCGATGCGCTGGCCACCAAACCCAAGCGCGCGAGCGCGGCTAAGTCCTAGGGGGTGCCGTGCCGCTGATCTATTTCACTGGGCAGGATGTTGCACTCACCGCGAGCCCGCTCGACGACAGCGGCAGCCCCGTGCAAGGCGCTGTGAGCGTCTCTCTGGCCGTTACAGACCCGTCCGGGGGAGTTACCCACCCGGCACCCTCCGGGCCCGTCTCAGGGGCGTACACGGCCGTTGTGCCTAGCGTGGGCTCCGCCGGGGTCTGGCTGGCTCGCTGGACGGCTACCGGCACGGGCGTGAGCTGGGTTTCAGAGACTCAGTTCCAAGTGCGCCCGCCGGGCATCGAGCAGCTCGTAGACCTGCCGAGCGTCAAGGCTCACCTGAACATCCCGCCCAACGACTCTCGCCAGGATGACGAGCTACAGGGTTTCATCCTCGCTGCGGCGGAGATTGCCCGTAATCACTGTGGCCCGTTCGTCCCTGAAACGCATACGCAGTATTTCGACGGCGGGCGCTCGACGATCGTTCCGGACTTCACGCCGGTCACCAGCGTTCTCAGCGCCACGGAGTATTACGGGCTTTCGGCCTTCCCCCTGACTGAGCAGCCGCTGAGCGGGCAAGTGAGCGCGTTTGGGTTCACTGTCGACTACAGCACGGGGCAGATCACCCGGCGGACGTTCGGGGGCGAGGCGGCGATATTCGCCTATGGCTCCAAGAACATCAAGGTCGTGTACACGGCCGGTCGCGCTGGCGCTGTCCCATGGTCCGCGAGACTCGGCGTGCTCGAACTAATCCGCCATCTGTGGCAGATGACTCAACAGGGTGGCGGGCGGCCAAAGTTCAACGGCGGAGCCTATGACGGCGGCGAGGGCATGGTGCCTACTGGCTTCGCCATTCCGTCCCGCGTGCTGGAGCTGTGGCAGCCGTACTACCGGGGACCGGGGATCGCATGAGTATCCCTAGCTCGACGGCGCCAGCGGTCCGGCAGTGGCTTTTCGATCAGTTCACCGCGAGCCTCGCGCCCGACCCGGTGAACACCCGTGCCTCCCTGCTGGTGTGTTTCGACCAGCCCGGGCCGAATGAGCCTGACGACATTGTGGCCGTCGGCAAGGTGCGGCGACAGCTACATGTCGCGGCCATGGTCGGCGGAGGTGGCGCTGGCTGGCTCGATGAGGCGTACACGGTCGAAATCGTCATTGACGTGTTCCGGGGCGCCGACAGCGGCCAAGTGGCTTACTCCCGCGCTATGGACCTGGCTAACGCTGTGGTCGCCATCGTGCGCAGTGATCTGACGCTGGGGGGCCACGTGATCCGGGCGCAGCCCAAGGGTGATGACGCGGAGGTTGGCTGGGATGTCGACCACGGCGGAAAGCTCGCGACGGTAACTGTCGAAATCGAATGCGTTACGAGGATCTAATGCCTGACTTCACTTACAGCGGCGAGGACTCCCGCTATTACCCGTCACTCTCGCTGAGCGTAGCTCCGGGCGACACGGTGACTCTCGATTCCGACCCTGGTGACGGCCGTTTCATCGCCAAGGGTTCCCGCAAGTCCGTTCCGGCTCCGGCGCCGACGGATGACACTCCGGAGGTTGGCCAGTAATGCCCAAGGCAACAGCGAATTCATTTCTCGGCATCGCTAAGGAAACCGTCCCGGGAACTCCGGTTGCGGCTACTGCGTTCCTGCCGGTTACGCAGATCACGCCCAAGGACAACCTGAGCCTTCTGGACGACAAGGGTTACAGGGGCTCGCTGGTCGAGGTTTACGACCAGATCGCGGGCGTGCTCAACGGCACGGTCGATTTTGACGGTGATGTCTTCCCGGACACCATTGGCTTTCCGCTGGCTGGGATCCTCGGTGATCTGACCACGTCCGGTGCGTCCGCTCCGTTCACGCACACGTTCGCCGTCCTCAACACCGGTAGCGGCCAGCCGACGTCCTACACGCTGAATGACAACTATGTGGCGGGGAACCGGCAGTACCCGGGCGCTAAGTTCTCGGAGCTTGGGTTCAAGTTTTCGGCGGATGGTCTGCTGACTTACAGCGCTAAGGCCACCACGTTCGGCAGTGTGACGGTTGCGGCTCCGACCACGTCCTTTACGGCGGTCCCGCCCATGGTCGGCTGGCAGGGTGTTGCGCAGATTGCGGGCGTTACACAGACTGGTCTGCTCGACGGCGAGGTCACGATCAAGCGCAGCGTCACGGTTCTCGATTCCGTCGACGGTACGCAGGCCCCTGCCGCTCTGTGGTCCGGCCCCGTTCAGGTCGACGGTAAGGCCACTCTGATCATGGAAGATGACACGGCGCTTACGCAGTACCTGACTACGGTCAAGCCGTCGATTGACTTCAACTTCACGGCCGGTGCCGGTGCGGCTGCCGTTCAGCTCAAGCTCCACATGACCAAGTGCAGCATCTCCGCCGCTGACATTACGCGCGGCAAGGACTACATCGAGGTTCCGATTACGTGGACGGCGCTTGCCAACACCACGGATATCGGCGCCTCCGGCGGCTACTCGCCTATCAAGGTCACCATTCAGAACGCGATTGCATCGGGGACGTACAAGTAATGATCCGTGTCACTCTGCCTTCCGGCAACACTGCCGATCTGCGCGACGTCGCCGACGTTACCGAGCGCGGACGGCGCCCCATCAAGCGGATTCAGACCAAGCTCGCGGGGCTTCCGGCATTCGTGAACGCTGTCGAGGAAGCCAAGGCACAGAAGGACGGCGCAGACCTCACCCCGGACCAGCAGCTCAAGATTGCGGCTGGCATGGGCGAGGCGTTCGATCTGCTGGAGGAACTCAACGATGCGCTTGTGGCTGCGCTGGTGGCTGGCTGGTCGTTTGGCTTTCCTGTGTCGGCCGATGCCGCGCAGGATCTACCGGGCCGTGATCTCGATGCGCTGCGGGCTGCGGTAGCCCCGTATCTCTCGGAGCTCAACCCTGACTTTGACCCAAGCACGGACGCCGATTCCCCTACCGAAGCCTCCGGCGCCTAACGGGGGCACTTTCCCACAAGGGTGGGAGTAACTACACGGCGGATGAACTTCCCAGCGAGGAATACCGGACGTGGAGGCTCTGCACGTTGCTGCGTTGTCTCCCGTCCGCGTTGGACGACGAATCCGCTGTGACCCTTGATTGGCTGTTGGCCGTTGATGACGCCGTTGGTAAGGCGCGCAAGATCGTAGAGGAGCGCGAGGCGAATGGCTGACGAAATCGGCGCAGTATTCAAGGGAGTTAAGGAAGTTGGCGCCATGCTGGGGGAGATGCAAGTCGCGTCTAATGAGGCAACCAGGGTGGCGCTGAAAAAGGCAACTTCCTACACCAAGTCCCGGATCAAGGGTGGCATGCGCGGCCGTCCTCGCTGGGCTCACAAGGGGCCAGACAAGGCAACCGGCGCACCGGCGTACCGCATTGAGCGGACACCCGATCATGTTTCGCGCGGGGGAGGCCCCGGACAGTTGACCGGCGCCCTCGCTCGGTCCATTCGGACTAGCCGCCGTGCCCGAGCTGAGGGTGTCGGCGCGTGGTCGCAAGTCGTCATGGCGGGTGGCAGGGGCGGGTATCAGAACCGCTACAAGGGCCGCATCGAGGCTGACTACCCGTATTTCAAGACCGGGGTCGACAAGGCTTCGCCGAAGGTTCGCGGAATCTTTGAGGCTTCGTGGGGCGCGGCAGTCAACGGCAAGAGAGGTAGGTAAATTTACCCATGGGTGCTTTGCCTCCCGTCTTTATTGAGTTTCTCGGCCGGTCGACTGGCTTTATGGCCACGGCCAAGGGTGTCAAGACTGAGCTTGCCAGCGTTGAGCGCGATGGTGGCAAGAACATGCGCAAGCTGGGTGGCGTGGCTAAGGCTGCACTACTCGGCATTGGCGTGGCCGCTGGCGTTGCGGCAGTCAAAACCGTGCACATGGCCGCCGACTTTCAGACCCAAATGACGCGCGTTCGCACCGGTGCTGGCGAGGCTGCGAAGAACATGCAACTCGTCGGTGATGGCGTGCTGCATATGGCTGGCCAAGTCGGTGAGTCGACCAAGGACTTGACTGCTGGCCTGTACATGGTCGAGTCCGCCGGTTTTCACGGACAGAACGCGCTAGACGTGCTTCGCGTAAGTGCCCAGGGTGCCAAGGTCGGCGCGGCGGATCTCGCCACGGTGACCGACGCTGTGACCACGGCCATGAACGCGTACAACCTCCAGTCGGCAGATGCGGCGACCAACACTCAGCACACGACCGACGTGATGAACGCGCTGGTTGGCACGGAGGCTGAGGGTAAGACCAACCTTGAGGCCCTTGCTGGCAGCATGTCCGGCATTCTGCCCGTTGCTGCTGCTGCCAAGGTAAAGCTGAACGAGGTACTCGGCGCCATGGCCACCATGACGTCACAGGGTACCGACGCGCGCGTTTCCGCTACCTATCTGCGGCAGACGATCGGCCAGTTGTCGAACCCGTCGGCCAAGGCTGCGGCGACCATGAAGGGGCTTGGGCTCAACGCCAACTCGGTATCCAAGGAACTCGGCTCTAAGGGTCTCGCGGCCACGCTGGACACGCTTACGAATGCCATCAAAAAGAAGATGGGACCGGGCGGCGACGTCTTTATCAAGACACTGCAAAAGGCTGCCAAGAGCTCCAAGGACTTTAACGGGGCACTCGAAAAGGCCAGCGGGTCCAAGAAGACGTATATCGGCGCGCTGTCCACCATGGTCGGCGGAACTAAGTCGATGATGGGCGCGCTCATGCTTACGGGCTCGCACATGGACACGTTCAAGAAGAACGTCGACGGCATCGGCGACCACGTCAAGGATGGTGGCAAGAACATTGAGGGCTGGTCGGACGTTCAGAAGACGTTCAATCAGCGCATGGCGGAGTTCAAGGGCAGCATCGAGGGAATCAGCATCACCCTTGGTCAGAAGTTGCTTCCGTACGCCACGACGTTCATTGGCTGGCTGGCCAAGGGGATCCCGTTCCTTCAAGCGAACGCGGCGTACCTGAAGATGTTCGGGCTCGTGCTCGGAGCAGTGACCATTGGGCTCGCGGCAGCGTCGATTGCTTCGTGGTCGTTCACCGATTCGCTGCTGGCCAACCCTGTTACGTGGATCGTCGCCGGTATCGTCGCCCTGGTTGCTGGGCTCGCGATGCTGATCCTGCATTGGCGGCAGGTGTGGACATGGATCCAGACGAACATCCCGGCCGTCGCGAACGCGTTCAAGTCGACGTGGCGCGCAACGCTGAACGCATTTCACGTGGCGTGGGCCATGGCCATGAAAGCCGTTCACGGCGTGGTCCGCTGGTTCAACTCGAACGTGCTCACGTGGCTTAAGGCGCGCGTCGGCGATGTGGTGGCGTGGTGGAAGTCTCACAGCACGGAGATTAAGCAGACCTGGGCGTTGCTGTGGAAGGAAATCCAGCGCTACGTCAAGGTGGGATACAGCATCGTCAAGGTGCAGATGAAATTGCTGTGGACGTCGATGAAAGTCTATTGGGACCTCATCTCCGGTGCGGTGAAAATCGCATGGGATGTGATCTCAGGCGCCACGAAATTCGGCATGCACTACATCATGAACCTCATCGCGGTGGTCACCGACGTCATAACGGGCCACTGGGGTAAGGCATGGCAGGACGTAAAGAAGCTCGTCTCGCAGGCTTTCAGCGATATCTGGGACACAATCAAGAGCTCCACTGCCGATTTCGGAACCGCGCTACTGAGCGCCGGTAAGGACCTGATCCAGGGTCTCATTGACGGTGTCGAGGACATGGCGGGCGCTGCGTGGGACGCCGTCAAGAATGTGGCCAGCGGGCTCAAGGACACGGCTAAATCAATCCTGCACATCAACAGCCCGTCCAAGGTTTTCCGTGATGAGGTCGGCGCGGCAATCCCCGAAGGTATCGCGCTGGGTGTCACCCAGAATGCACACTTGGCTCACGGCGCCGTACGCGGCACCGCTAAGGGCATGGTGCGGCACTTCAAGAGTGAGCTTGGGATCAACTCGCCGTCCAAGGTGTTCCGGCAGCTTGGTATTTGGGTGCACGAGGGT